ATTACATTAGTAGAAAGAGCTCAAGTTAATGAAGCCTGGACAAATATAGTTCGTGCAGCAAAGTGGGAAGTTTTTTCTTGGTGGGATGATGAAAACATTCGTAACTGGATGTATAGTATTATTCTTATTGTTGGAACTGTTGCTACTCTTAGCGCTTTTTTAATTTATATGAGTGGTTTTTTCTTTGACGATGATTCACCAAAAGAAGAACAAGTTGTCACCCAAGCTTATAAAAACATTAAAAAGTCTACTCGTTTAAGTAAGAAAGAATATGGTGTTTTACGAAATGGAATGAAATTCAAAACTCAATCTTTTAATGATCAATATACTGAATGTTTAGCTAAAACAATTGGAAAAGCTGTTATGACTCTTAAGTTTAGATACGAGCATGAAGGGTACGAAACACAAACTATGACAACTACAGCTATTCATTATAGAGATCGTTATATTTTCTTTCCTGCACATAGTATTTTACCTTTTTATTTGACTCATGTTAATATGGATAAAATTACAATGACAGTACTTATTGATGGACGTAAATATGAAGCCATGTTTCGAAAAGGCCTTTTGGTTGAATCTCATGATTTATATATGACTTCTCTTCCTAATTCTATACCTATTCCTGTTTCTACAGCAAAATACATGAATAAAGAAGATATTTTTGATGTTCTTGTTGCCGGTACTCCTTTGACTCTAACTAGTGTTGACAGACATTGTATGCCTTATCGTAAGTGTCTCACTTCTGATACTATAGATAGAAATCTACCATATACGACTATGGGACATGATATTGTTTTAAGACATCCAATTGGATATTTAGAGCATACTGTTTGTGGAGAATCTGGTGGTTTAGTAACTATACAAGGAGATAATGGTCAAGTACTTGTTGTTGGAATGCATATTGGTATTAATAAAGAAGGTACTCCTTCTGCTCGTGGCATAGCTATGAGATTGCCATATTCTATGATGGAAGAACTTGTTCAACTATTATTAGATATACCAAAAGATAATGTTGGTGATATGACATTAAATGGTTTGGCTGGCTCTGTACATTATCTTAAAGATGTTTCTGATAAGATTAGTTATGTTCCTATGACTTCATCTATTAAACGTTCAGCTATGTACGAAGCTTTTGGAGAACCAACTATGATTCCAGCTCGATTAAATGATGATGCATTGTTAAAGTCTTTGTCAAAAAATCATCAGATTTTTACTAAACCTATTCAAATTACACAGCTAACTAGAGATTGGATTAGAACTAAATATCCTCGAGATTCTATATATGCTTTTATTCTGTCTTGGAATGAAGCTATTTGTGGTAAATCTGAATTAGGTATTCCTTCTATCACTTATACCACTTCTTCAGGATGGGGTTATAAGGAAAACAATTCATGTGGTAAGTTTCCTCATTTATTGCGTACTGATTTACAATATGACTATGCTCCTGGAGTCTTAGATAAAATGATTGACTATGAAAATAAGTTAATTTCTGGACAACAAATAGAAGTTATATGGGCTGATACTTTAAAAGATGAAACTCGTGATATTGATAAAGTTTTACAAAACAAAACTAGACTATTTCAAACTTGTCCTCTTCATTTTTTAATATTGGTTCGTAGATACTTTTTGCCTTTTGTTACCTATGTACAAAAGCAATGTGTTGATAAACCAGTTGCTGTTGGTATTAATCCTCATTCTTTAGATTGGACTCAATTATATCATAGGCTAGCATCTAAAGCTGATTCAGTTATAGCTGGGGACTTCTCCAATTATGATGGTAAACTTCCTGCTTTTGTTGGTAAAGAAGTAGTTGATTTTATTAATGATTGGTATGATGATGGACCTATAAATAAACAAGTTCGTAACCTGTTGTTCGAACATATTTATAATGCTGTTCATATTTGTCGTAATGAAATATATCAAGTTGCAGATGGTAATCCTTCCGGTAATCCAATTACTTCAATTTATAATTCTTTTGCTAATATTATTATGTGTCATCATGTTCTTACTCAGCATTTAGGAATTAAAGAACATCAATTTGAAATTACTGTGTATGGTGATGATAATTTAATTACAATTGCTGTGCCTGGAATTCGTTGTTCTGATTTAACTCCTGGATTTAAGGAAGATTTTGATATGGATTATACGCATTTTTCAAAACTTGAGAATGAAAATTATGATACTTTAGCTGATGTACGTTTCCTAGGGCGGTCTTTTCACCAGTCATTTGGTGTGTATAGAGCTCCATTAGAAAAGCGAGTTATTGCTGAAAGTTGTTATTGGTATAGGAAAAAGAATGATCCTTCCCTTGTGTTGTTGTCTGTTTATGATTCTATGCAAATAGAATATTCTCATTTTCCAATAAATGAGTATAATGTAGCTATTCGTGAGTTTTTACGTGTAGCAAAAATTCGTGTTCCAGATTTGTATTCTGCTTTAGAACGCAATACTAAATCTTGGACTTATTTTTATTATTTATTTTATGATGATCAACATTTAAGAGATCGAATTCATCCTCAATCTTTGAATGTTCGGTTTATTAAAATGACTGATAATGTTGAATTGATCACAGAATCTATTCTGAGACCAGAAAATATGTTAACTCTAGATGAATTACAAGTGTCATCAACACTTCTTCATGTAGATATTGATGAAGTTGCATTGCGTAGTAATGCTATCATTCATCATAAATTATCTTCTCTTTAGAAGATATTTTTCTTGTGCTAAATATCGATATAGAAACAAGGAACTTTGCACACTCCATATTTATATCAAACTTACGTGTTTGAACACGATTTGAAATAACTCAATCCAAATCCTAATCCTGACAGGGATATCATTATCTCTCATCCGACCACTGCAGAAGAGCTTGGTTCTCATCAAGACAACTCTGAGCAAGACACTTCTACAGTTACGTCTCAAATTACAACAAATATTTATAAGGAAGCAACCTTCGAAAAGTTCTCCCTTGACTCTGTACTCTCTCGTGAGTACCAAATTCGAACAATTACTTGGACAAATTCCCAAGCTAGAGGTTCCCTTGTGGATACTTTTTCTTTTCCGGGCGATTTGTTCCTTCAACCTTTTATTAAAAATAAATTATCTTATTTCAAATTTTTTAGAGGAGGTGTTGAAATTTCTTTTAAAGTTAATGCTTCAAAATATTTTTATGGTACATTACTTGCTTATTTTAATCCTCTTCCTAATTCCGACGAAATAGTTAACTTAGGTCCTTCAGTTAACATTATGTCTTCTTATCCTCATGTCTTAATTTCTGCTTCCAATAGTGGAGTTATAACATTACGTATGCCTTTCATTAGTCAAACTCGATTTTTAGATTTAACAACTTATGTTTCTAATTCATTATCTAATGTTAAAGTAGCCGTTGTTAATCCATTAATAGATATTACTGGCTCTACTAGTTCATCTGTTCAAGTTTTAGTAACAGCTAAATTTATTGAACCAGAAGTCTATTTACCCTGTGATTTTGTTTTACAAAGTAAACGTGAAGGTATTAAGAAATCTGTTAATCATTCTATTTCCTCTGCTTTTGAGATTGGCGATTCAATACAAGGTGCAGTTAACACCTTCAAAGAAACAATTACAGATCGTGATAAAATTTTGCGAGATACAGTTGTTCTTGGAGCAGTAGCTATGGGTTTAGACAAACCAACTTCCACAGACGCAACTTCTATTACTAAAATTGATCCATTTTATGGTATTACCAATGGTAAAGGAGTCGAACGTGCTAATAAATTTGGTGTTGATCCAGAGAATACAATCTCCACAATTCCTAATGTTGGTGGAATGACTTGTGATGAAATGGCTTTTAAAAATATTGTTTCAGTTCCGGTTATGCAGTTAACTACGGATATTTCAAGCATGACTAGTATTGTAGTTGGAACAGTTCCAAACTCTGGAAATTTTTCTTTTATTAACCATATTCAACAATTTTTCCTTTATTCTTCAGGAAGTCTTAAATATAAGTTTTATATTTATTCTTCACCTTTTGCTTCCGCAAGAGTTGTTTTTTATTTTTCCCCTAGTGGTTCTGCTATGGATTGGAGATCTTGTTATCATACTATAGTTGATATAGAAGGAGATACAGAAGTAGCTTTTTCTATTCCATTTACTAATAACAATCCTATGACTTCAGTTACTACTGGAGCTATTTATGCGTTATTACTCTCTTTATCAAAACCCCCAGATTTAACAACATATCCAATATATGTAAATACTTATATCGCTGGAGGAACTGATTTTCAATTTGCTCGACCTTGGTCTACAGAAATTACTTTACAATGCAATCCTAGAGCTGACTTTGAAGAAGAATTTATTCCTTTACATCCTTCTATGACAGCTTATAATATTGAAAACTTAACTTCTGGAGAAAAAGTTGAATCTTTTAGAGATCTAATACATATGGCTACTCCAATTACACCTATGACTTCAGGTGGTAGTACTTGTCAAATTTATTCTGGTTTAGGTAATTTAGGAAATAAAGATTATGCA